ATCAAAGACTCTATCGATTACCATCTTGACTGGAACACCAGCAAACTCAGGTATGATACCTAGTTCAATCGCAGGAACGCCTTCAGGCGTCTTCCAAATCTTCCAATTCTTGTTGACTTGTCGCCACTCGACGTAGGATTGGACCCATTGTGGACCAGCGATATTCCAGAAGGAAGCATCTTCCTTATTGGGGTAATCTTTCGTAGCCCTACCGCCAACTCTAAGCGTCGATAAGTCGACATCTTTGGTATATTCATTCCATGCCTCTTCCCATAATTGTTTACTCAACATGTTGTCTGTCCCATTCTTCAGTAGCCTTGTGGAATGCGGAGCCACCTGCGCTCCATACCGCTGGCTTCTCTGGTATCTGCAACAGTCGGCTGAGGTAGTATAGATAACCGCAGTCGATGAAGGTAGTCAGAGCTGAATAGGATACATGACCTGGTATCTTATAATCATCAGAGAGATATACTCCCATAAATATTCCTTCCAATATATAATTATATTAATTATATATAGACCCCTTCGGGGTCTTATATTATATATAATATATACCAGTATAGCTGACAAGAGAGGCTGAGTCAAGGGGTTATGTCACTCCCGATTCAGTATTAGGAAACACAAAAGACCCCCCTTCCCAAGGTGATTACCTTAGGTTGGGGGGTTTAGTGTCTTAAAACTGCCTTAGAAGGCGTTTAAGGGGTATTCTAGAGGCTACTCTGCGCCTCGTCCGAACTCTTTTGCGGATGGGTCGAGCCACTTAAGGACAGGCCCGAGGAACCCAGCGAGGGCTGCAGCTCCGAGTGTCTTAAAGTCGGTCTCGCCTGCGAGGTAGAGTGCGATAGCAGCTGAGGCTGCAGCACGGAACCATGTGAGCGCTACTTGCTTTAGTGTTTCCATTTAGATTGCCTTTCGTTTTGTATTGTGAACCTTACAGCAGGTGCATACTGGTACCACAGTGGTACTAACAGCTACCTTCTTCTTAGGTTGTGGCTGTAAATTTGCCACAATCTGATTCACAATCTTAGGTTGACTTAGCCACCAGAACCAGGGGCTAGTGTCACTACGGTGAGTATCATTAATAGAAATATGTAGGTGCTTATTGTGAGGATTACTACCTGTGTACTTTCTATTGCCTTCCTTGCGTCTGGTTCTTGACCAGATTTTTCCTTGGAAGATAAGGTAATTAACCCTCTCATCTTCTTTAAGTTTTTCAAAAATGATTGCACAATCAATACCCCTCTTAGGGTCGTGGGTCAAATCTACTGCTAGCCCAGTATTGTGGTCCGAATTCGGGCTGGCTTTCTGATGCGCTAACGAAGGCAACAACCCGTCTGACAGTTTCTTGCGCTTCGGATACAACGCTGTCGCCTGACGGAGCACAGCAATAGCAGCAGGTGACGCTACTTTGACTACAGGTTTCATTCATTTTCTTTCTTAGTTTCTATGTCGTAGTGGAAAGCATCTGTATCTTCAGTTACCCACTTCTTCTTATCTTCCACATCCCATTTGCGGTCATTAATTATTCTGTGGATGAGTGGGTCGCCATACTTAGTTGTATATGATGGCTCAAAGACGAAGGTTCTATTGTTAGGTTGGATAGCATAGTTGCCATCTTCACGCTCTATAACGTGCCCACACTTGTGCTCATCAGGTGTCTCTGAGTAGCCATCATCTAGCCTATTAGAGTCAGGGTTATGCCAGTCAAGGGTAAAGAGATACTTGCCATTAATTTTATTTTTATTTCTATCTGTGTAATGCAGACTTAGATTAGTCAGGTTAGCAAACTTGGTGGCTGTTATGTATGGGCTAAAAGAATTCCAAAGCACTAGATTATGTAGGTCTACCTCTGGCACGCCTGGCTTATTACAGAAAGCATTGATGGGCATACGCCACCATAGGCCACCATCTTCCATCATAAAGTGGAAGAGTGGGCTTCTGTTCTGTACAGAACTAACTCCAAATATCACACAAGGAAAATACAAGTCGTGACTATCCTTCTGGTTACGCAGGAAGTTACCACGTACAAAGCAATCTATCGGAGGGATATTTGCATTTAACTCTGGCACTACTTCCTCAGCGCTTCTTTTACAAACTCGGTAAGTAAATCTATCTGCTTCTCTAGCCCATCTACCTTGTCCTTCAGGCTTGAGCCACCATTAGGGCGTAGTTCATATAGATAATGCTTGACCAACCAGCGCACAGCGCCAGCGAATCCAGCAATCAAAGTAAATACGGCTACGGCTAGGCCAGCCCATTCAGTAGGTGTCATTACACAGTCCTTACAGTCATAGTAAGCATGCCACCATAGCCAGTGAATCCTCTATCTGGCGGGGTCATGCGGGTGAATGTGATTTGTTCTATGGAAACCTGACGAGATTCGCCAGTGGTTAAGTCTTGCCAGGTAACAATGTCGCCACCTTCTTCGATACTTTCTAGGGTATCAATTCGGTCTTGGGCTCGGCCTTCATAGCCTACCATAACATTGTACTTGTCTGTCTCCACATCAAAACAATAGACGGGAAATCTAATTACTCGCTGTCTAGGTGTAGCGATTGTAGCCTTAGCCTGATACCCCTTGAAGGTAGGACCTTTACTGCTATCTGTTGCATCTCTAGTTAAAAGAAATCTATAGGCTATGAATTCTTGAGCACCAGCTGGTTGGCTGGTAGTTACTTCTACTGCTGGAACTGATGAGTCATAACTGACTACATCATATGTTGTGCCGTCTGCGTCTACTGTTTGTAAAGACATAGAGCCAAAAGTAAATACACCACGGCCTATTAGACGCTTAAAGTTTTTAGGTTCTAGCGTGTTGTATCTAATGAATCCTGTTTTTATAAAACCACTAGTTACTTTTTCTGTATTTTTTTCTATCCAGATACCATCACTTGCTACAGCAAAAGCTACCCTATCGCTAGAGCCTAGGAAAGCTATGCTTGCAGCAGTAGATGTAGTGCTGGTAGCAACTAAATCTTTAGCAAACGGAAAGAGTAATGCCCCTAATTCTACAGATAAATCAATACGGTATAGTCCTGCTTCAGTACCAACCAGTCCTGATACATAGGCAAATCTATCCCTGAATGCTATGCCTTTAAAGTCACCTTCAATAATTATAGGGCCGTACTTAATGCTGCCATCATCTTGGATTGCTGCGACTCTAACGCCTTTGCTAGTGCAGATAACCATATAGGTACCAAGATATACATCTATAGCATTGACTATCTCAGTAACAGGGAACTGCGCTATCTCAGTAGGAGTAGCCAAAGTAGGAAAACCTAGGGCAGTTGTGCCTGTGGTCAAACCAATTTTAAAGATGGCGCTGTTGGTGCGGTTCTTGCCAGCATAGTAAATAGCGTTAGGTCCTTCACAGATACTGGTCCATACCCAGGTACTAGAAGGATGAGTGAATGTAGCGGTAGGTAGCGCTGTACCTGGAAGGGTAGTAGAAGCGGTTGTATTAGGATTAAGTTCATAGATAGCATTTGCTACACCAGCCATCAAACGCTGTTTAGCAAATTTTACAATAACATCATTAGTACCTACTGCGTTAATAACTCCGCTAGATGTAGTAGCACTGGTAACACCAACATAGATACCGCTACTGCAAGCAGCAAAATATCTAGTTCCATCTGTAGTTATACTTACAAAAGTATCAGTAGTCTGCGCTGGAGATACAGTGTATGTACTAGTAGTAGGTGTATCCACTGCCATAGTAATTTTCTTAAGGGCAATACCATCGCTAAATATAATACAGTCATTGGTGCCATCATTTGTGCCTACAATTACAGGAGTACTGCTAGTCGAATAAGTTTCTACTGTGTCATTAAGAAGGGTTACTTCACCTTCTGTCCAGACATCTACCCCTTGGCTATCTGCAAAACGAGATGTGCCCTCGCCAGGGATAAGTGCTGGGTCATAAAAAGTAATGCCAGCCCCCTCGTGAAAGGAAGACTGGCTTCTAATCCACCAACCAGTGAGCGTCTGCTCACCAGGCTCAGGTTGATTATCGAATTGTTCTTTTCTATAAGGAGCAGTCTGGCGAATATATGGGTTAGCATCATTGATGGCATAGATAAATGGCATACCACCGATAGCAACATCATAGGCTATATCAGTATTCTGCCAGATAGCATCAGTAGCAACTACACCAACATCAACAGCGATAGCATAACCAACGTCCGCGACATTAGAACCGCGACCTTCTGTAATATCACGACCAGCCACTTATTCTCCTTGTTGCTCTTGTTCTATAAGTTTTGTCTTTAAATGTTCGTTAGCCCAATACAATGCATAGTAGTCATAGTCAACGCTAAAGCGTTTCATATGCTTTACCAGTGCTCCAGTATGG